TATGAGTCCCGGCCAACAGAAGTGCTGGTTTGAATTAGTGGCTATGGTGGCAGAGGGTGTGCTGACTTATTCCGAGCGCCCGCTAATGGATTTGGCTGCTTGCCTTTATGATGAGTACAAAGAAGATCGCCGTGAGTTCGGTGCTGCGAAGCGTAAGGACTTCATCGGTCTCTGTGCTAGATTTGGAATGTCTCCAGCTGACCGGCAGAAGCTACACGTTGAGAAAGAGAAGGATGATGATGACTTTGGTACTCTGTGAACGGTTATGACCGATGCAATCGGTACGCTGATTCGGTAATCAGTGGGGATACCCTCGCTCCGAAAACCATCATTCAGGCTTGCGAGCGATACAAGCGAGACTTTGATAACCCCCTATTTATCTTCGATGATGCCGCTGCTAATACGGTGGTTTCTAATATCGAGAAGCTTCCCCACGCTAAAGGCAGGCTGCAAGGTACGCTGATTAGCCTGGAGGATTGGCAGTGTTTCTTTATCTGCAATCTGTTTGGCTGGAAGTGGACGAAGAATGAGAAGCGCAGATTCCGCAGAGCTTATGAGTTAGTGCCACGCAAAAACGGCAAGTCACTGCTTGCCATCCTGATTGCTTTGAACATGTTTGGCCCTGATATGGAGCCGGGTGCTGAGGTATATCTTGGCGCTACGTCACAGGATCAGGCCAAAGACCTGCTGTTTAAACCTGCTAAGTACATTATTGAGAAGGCTCCCAAATTCCGTAAGCGGTTCGGGATTGAGGTCAACGCTTCAAACCTGATCATCCCGGCCAATTTCTCACAACTCAAGTCAGTGATTAAGAAGCCTGACGATGGCTACAACCCTCACTGTGCCGTGGTGGATGAGTACCATGAGCATGAGACTGATGAGCAATATTCTACCTTCGATACCGGGATGGGGTCGAGAGAGCAGCCGCTTTTACTGGTGACAAGTACGGCAGGCAGTAACTTGGCTGGGCCTTGCAAGGAAATGCACGATGAAAATATTCATGTGCTTGATGGGTCAATTATTGATGAGTCTTTATTTATCCTGATCTACCAGCCAGACGAGGGCGATGATTGGTCTAATCCTGATGTGCTTGAGAAGGTTAATCCTAATATTGGAGTGTCGGTATCGAGGGATTACTTGCTTGATCAACAGAATATAGCCAAGCGATCAGCCACGGCACAGAATGCCTTTAGGACAAAGCACCTAAATGAGTGGGTAGGGTCGAGAGTTGCCTGGATGAATATGCTGTATTGGCAGAAGCAGAAGGATAAGAAACTGACCATTGATGACTTTGCCGGTCAGCCTTGTTTCGTCGCTATTGATTTGGCGAGCAAGAAAGACCTTTCTAGCATCTGTATCCTATTCAGGAAAGAGGGTATCTATTATGCCTTCTGGAAATTCTACGCGCCCGAGGCTGCGGTTGATGAGATTCCGAAGTATCGTGACTTTGTGACGGCGAGGGAGATCACCGAAACGCCGGGGAACGTGACTGACTATGCTTTTATCGAGGAGGAGCTATTATCTCTATCAAAGAGATTCACCGTTAATGGCTTTATCTTTGACGTGTGGCAGGCTAACTACCTGATTACTAGGATGCAGGAGAAGCGACTTCCGGTTATTGAAATGCCGATGACGGTTAAGAATTTGTCCGATGCAATGAAGGAAGTGGAGGCGCAAGTGCTTGACGGTACTTTGTGGCATAATGGTAATACCTGCATGACGTGGCAGGTGGGCAATGTTGAGGCTAAAAAAGATGCTAGGGACAATATTTACCCTCGGAAGTCTAACGAGAACGACAAAAACTGTCACATTGATGGCCCGGTATCTCTGATCATGGCTATGTCACGGTGGCAAACAGAGCGTGAAAACGGTGGTCTTAGTGATTTCTTATCTAATCCGGTGAGTTTATGAACTTATTTTCGAGAGCATTAGCTTTTTTTCATTCGGGAAGCATATCAAATAACGATACGGGGGCGCAGGCGGGGCTGATAAGTAACTCTACAGACGCAGGAATAAGCGTATCTGATGAGCGAGCTATGCAGTTATCGGCTGTTTGGGCCTGCGTTCAGTACATTACTAACTCAGTTTGCTCCCTCCCTTTAAACTTCTACCGTAAAACTGATGATGGCGGGCGCGAGGAAATCATTGACGGCCCATTAAATGCGCTGTTCCACATCTCGCCTAACCAGTGGATGAAGCCCCGCGACTTCCGCAAGGCCATGACGATGCAGCTTTGCTTCTGGTCGAACGCTTACGCTGAGATAACGTGGAGCGGTAAGCGTCCGGTTGCCATCATGCCGCTGCGCCCTGGCCGGATGACTCCGGTAATCAACGCTGACGGATCATTGGTCTATCACTACCAAACCGACAAAGGGATGATCGTCTACGCACAGAAATCAATCATGCACATGAAGGGGTTCGGTGCCGATGGTATTTCTGGTATGGAGCGGGGGAGTTATGCCCGCAAGACGTTGGGGCTTTCTGTGTCTGCAGACGTGTACGCCTCGAAACAGTTTGCCAATGGCGGCAGACCGGGCGGCGGGTTTCTGATGTTTGATGACTTCCTGACTACTGAGCAGAGAGACAACGCCAAGAAATTATATTCCGGCATGAGCGAGACTGCCTACAATCAAGGCAAAGTGTGGATGCTTGAAGGCGGAGTGAAGTTTGAAACAGACGCATTAAACCCTGACACCATGCAGATGATTGAAACCCGCAAGATGCAACTAGGCGAGATTGCCCGGTTCTTTGGTGTGCCGGAGGTTTTAATTGGTGCTGGCGGTGGTGGTACAAGCGCGTGGCCTGCTTCTTTTGAGCAACAGCTGCTCTCATTCCTCACCTTTACCCTTCAGGATTACATTGATGAATGGGAGATGGCGATAAAAGATAGCCTTATTGCCGATAAGCGGAATGAGTTTGCCGACCATGACGTGAGTGGATTCATTAAAATGGACTCGAAAACACGCGCTGAAGTACAAAGCATACAGGCTCAGAACGGGCTTAAGACTCGAAACGAGCTAAGACGCGCCAACAATGATTCAGCGAAAGATGGCGGTGATGGTCTAACCGTACAAGTGAACCTTGCCCCGCTGGATATGTTGGGCGTGGTTCCTGATGTACCCGTACCCGCTGCGCCTGAACCTAATACAGAAATGAGTGACCGACTGCTTAACCTGGAAATCAAAGAGCAGATTACCGCTGCAATGCCGACTGAAGAAAAGGCCGATGCTCCGGTATTCAACATCACAGTGCAGCCGGGGGCAGCTCCCAGGGTAGATGTGCAGAATGATGTGCATGTACCTGAGCAAAAACAGCCCATTGTGAACGTGACAAACGAGGTAGAGGCTCCATTGGTGCAGAATACGGTCACTCCACCAGACGTAAAAGTGACGGTTCCTGTCCCTGATGTGACGATAGAGAACACAGTCAACGTGCCATGTGCTGATGATAGCGATAAAAAGGTGACGTTTAACCGTGACTCCAAGGGAAATATCACTGATGCGGTGTTAGAAGATGGCTGATAATGTCAAAGTCAAAGGCAGTGTATCTGCTGGCGCTATAGACGTTGCCACTGATGACATTGGCGGGATTCATCATCCTCAGTATAAGATTGAGTTTGGTGCGGACGGCACGGCTACGCCCGTAGATAGCACTAACCCACTGCCCATTCAGCTTTACGGTAGCGGCGGCGCTCTGGTTGAGGTTGATGCTAATGGTCATATCGGGGTGGTTGCACACACCCACGATGAAGGCGGTCACATTCATTTCAAAAGGGCGATTGCTGCCACGCAGGATTTTATCCTTATAGATTTAAGTGATACCACGACATACCCACATGCAAACACAGGGTGGATTCATACGTCCAACATGGTTTTAGGAATCGACGCATCATCGGACGCAAACTACCTAGTGCAGATTGGCTTCCTTGAAAATGTGGATGGAACCAACGGTGACTTTCACGGTATCTTTGATGTTTCCGGCTCCAAAAAAACAGGGGTTAATCAAAACGTATCAATCACGCAAGCACCGGAAGCGCCCCAAATGCGCTCAAGTGGGTTGCTTGGCCCTGTTATGGCTGATCAGACAGGGTTCCAAACCGACGTAAATTTAGCCAGTACAGCCGATCCCGCCACGGTGGACACGCCTAGCGGAAATGGTGATGTTGCTGTACGCGTAACGATTACAGCGGGGGATATAAACTTATCCATTCTCATGGGCTATCACACACATGCTTAACGGCACACCAATTGGGCCGGGTTTCTTTATATTTTTTCAGTATGAAGATCAGGATGGAGCAGGCGGGCAGATTACAGAGCCGATGGGTAGAAGTTTCCCGGCTGGGCCTGATGTAGTAGAGGCTAATGATGATGGTGTTGCAATTGCCCTATCTTTGCTATTATTAGGAAAATGTTAGTGGTTACTAACCCGAGGTGACGCGTGATACTTAAGAAAGATAACCCACTCGCTCAGTGCGAGATTAAAATGAGTTCAAAGAAGAAGGGCGAGTTTGAAGGATACGCCTCTGTCTTTGATGGTGTTGATGCTGTCGGCGATACGATAGCAAAGGGTGCATATCTTGATACGCTGAAGAATGAGCGAGCGCCGTCCATGTTTGTCAACCACGACTCATTCCAAGTACCCATTGGCGATTGGAAACACCTTGAAGAAGATTCAACAGGGTTGCTAGTGGTGGGCAAGGTTGACCTAAATCACAAAGATGGCCCAACGGTACACAGCGCACTAGAGCGCGGGGCTATGGACGCTATGTCTATTGGCTTTCAAATCTTCCCCGGAGGCTCTGAGGAAAAGGATGACGGCACACGTCTACTCAAAGCCATCGACTTAAAAGAGATTAGCATTGTCAACTTCCCGGCTGACGATTCAGCAAGAATTGCGATAGTGAAAGCTGACATTAACTCTATTGTGACATTAAAAGAGATGGAGATGCTCTTGCGTGATGCAGGATATTCAAAATCGGCGGCGACTGCTTATGTGAGCCGTATGAAGTTTATACTTCGGAGTGATTCCGATGCTCAGACTGATGAAATCACAGGGCTAAACGTAACAGATGCCATAGTGGCATTGTTTAAATAACTCTGAGGATTAAATAATGGGTACGGAAAACACTGAGAACCTTGTCGAACTGAAGGCCGTTGAAAAGGCATTCATGGGCAAGATGGATGAGCTGAAAGGCTCGCTGGAAACGGCTGAAGGCCAAGCCAAAGACGCAGGCTCCGTGGCTGCTGAAACCAAGGCTGCTGTTAGCGGTATTGCTGAAAACCTGAATGAATTGGGCGACCGATTGCAGGAAATTGAACAGAAAGGCGTGAAAATCGCTGAATCTGAAGATCAAGCCTACGATCTTGGTGCTGAGTTCATCAAGTCTGAGCAGTTCCTTGATATGCAAGCTGGCCGCACTGGTCGCGCTAAGATGGAAATGAAAACTGCCATCATCAATGCTACCGGCGCAAGTCAGCCTTTAGTGGCTGCTGATCGCTTGATGGGCATCAATACCGTGGAAAATCGCAATCTGATGATCCGTGATTTGATTCCTTCGAGTCCTACTAGCTCAAATCTGATTGAGTTCACCCGCGAAAATGCGTTCACTAACAACGCAGGCCCGCAAATCAGTGGCTCACCAGAAGCTTATGAGAATGTAACCAAGCCTGAGTCGGCTATTACCTTCACTTTGGCTAGTGAAGCGGTTGTAACATTGGCTCACTTCATTCCTGCATCCAAGCAGGTGATTGAAGATAGCGCCTCGCTGCAAAGCTTCATCAATGGTCGCTTAACTTATGGCTTGAAACTGTATGAAGATCAGCAATTGCTGACCGGCACAGGTGTCAACCATCAGCTAAACGGTATCAACACACAGGCCACTGCCTACACTGTGCAATCACCTCAACTGACGAATAAGCTAGATATCGTCCGCGAGATGATCAAACAGGCCCAGGTAGCGAACTACACGCCTGATGCTATCGTGATGAATCCGCAGGATTGGTACGAGATTGATGTAATGAAAGTCGGCACGTCTGATGATCGTTATGTAGTGGGTAATCCACGCTCATTCTCAAGCCCTAACCTTTGGGGCATCCCTGTAGTGGTGACAAACTCAATGACTAGCGGCACTGTGCTGGTTGGCGCGTTTGCAATGTCATCTGAGATCAAAGACCGCGAGCAGGCTTCGGTTGAGATCAGCTACGAAAACGCCTCGAATTTCGAGAAGAATATGGTAACCATCAGAGCTGAAGAACGTTTAGCTCTGTGTGTCTATCGTACAGAGAGCTTCATCTCTGGCTCTTTCTAAATCTGAGTAGCGCATTGGGGTGAGGGTCTTTTGGCTTTCACCCCTTTTTTTATTCGGGAGATAGTATGAAAATCAGAATTATCACCAATCACCTCATTTCAACCGCTGGCGAGTTCCATCTAGGCCAAGTATTAACCTCTGACAAGCACTCAGAAGCCTTTCTGCGCCACCTAGTTGACGATGCCGGTGCTGCTGAGTACATTGAGGCGAAGATTGTGCAGCCGGTCACTGAGAACAAGCTAGCAAAGAAGAAGATTGCAAAAAAAAAGCATCTAAAAAAGAAACGTGGGTAATAATCGCTAGCGGCCCTTCCCTTACGCAGAAGGATATTGATTATTGCCGGGGCAAAGCCAAAGTAATAGCGATAAACGATAATTACAAGCTATGCCCGTGGGCTGATATCTTGTATGCCTGCGATGCAAAGTGGTGGGATTGGCATGAAGGCACAGACTTTCAAGGCCGCAAGATAACGCAGGATATTAAAGCCGTTGAAAAGTACGGCATTGAGCATATCGAATCAAAGCCCGGTAAAGGGCTATCTACTGATCCAAAAATAATCCATCAAGGCAGCAATTCAGGCTATCAAGCCATTAATCTTGCCTACCATCTTGGCGCTAAACACATCATCTTATTGGGCTACGATATGGGAAAAGCCGGTAATAAATCGCATTGGTTTGGCGATCATCCTGATAAACAGCCCTCATCATACGACCAATTCATTAGAAATTTCGACTCAATCTCAAGCCAGCTAACGTCTATCGGGTTAGCGGTCACTAACTGCACACGAAAAACGCAGCTAAAGTGTTTTCCCTTGCAAAAATTAACAGATGTTTTATAGTTTCAGCGTCGCTAGGGAGAACTCCCGAAAACAGGTTTCCCGACCTGCTGCGGCACCTTCCTAATCGGGCTATCGTGGGGGATAGAAATGCTTGCAACGAAAACACCAGACTTAGCTCTAGTTAACAGCCTTTTTTATTATGATGAAGGGTTTCTCTATCATAAGGTAGATAAATCTGGAACCGCAAGAAAGGGGGATAGAGTTGGCGATAAGTCTACCCTAAGCAGATATATGGCTGTCAGTATTGAAAGCTCTCCTCATTTGGTTCATAGAATTATATTCTATATCTATCACGGGTATATGCCTGAATATATAGACCATATAGATCAGGATAAGCGCAACAATAAAATAGAGAATTTGAGACCTTGCTCGAAGTCGCTAAATGGTCACAACCAAGGCGTAAGCAAAGCTAATAAAACTGGCTATAAAGGTGTGTTTAGACGTAGTAGTGGGAGGTATTTGGCTTACATAACAAAAAATGGAAAAAGAATATACCTAGGGCATCATGACACAGCAGAGGAAGCGGCCCATGCGTATAATCTAAAAGCAAAATCCTTGTATGGCTCTAACGCCGTGGTTAATCGGTTATGATTTCCCGTATCTATGAAGGTGAAACGGCGGTTATTTGCGCGACTGGGCCAAGTGTAACGGCTGAAGTTATATCCAAAGTTAATCAGGCTAGAAAAGATGGATTAATAAAATCTTTTGGCATGAATAGGGCTTTTTCAGTATTTGATTTGGATTTGCTTCATGGCTGTAATACAGCCTTCTGGGATTATTACTGGGGCCAAGTAAAAGATTTGCGGTGCGACAAATGGACTACCCGCCCTGAGCTAGAGGGCAAATATTCCGGCTTGAATTACATTGAAGAACGATGGGAGGACTGTTTAGGACTGTTTATCTACGGATTCATCTTACATCACAGCACATCACGGAAGTTCAGCGCAGACGATGGGGCTTGCGTTGCATTATGGCATCACCAGAATGCTGCTAGTAGGATTTGATATGCGCTTCCCCGGTAAAGTATCTGATAAGCAGTACACTAAGCCTCGGCATTTCTTTGGTGAGGATGAATTGACTGAAAAGCATTGGCCTAAGACAGATGCTAACGGCGATTTAGGCGGGCTACTGAGGGAGTTTGAAACAATTAATCCTGAAAGGCTGGGTATTGAGATAATTAATTGCACTCCCGGCTCAGCAATGACCTGTTTTCCTATGATGAGCCTGGAGGATGCGCTGTGAGGATATCAATTAGAGAAGATGACCCTGGATATAACCTTGAAAAATCGGTTAGAGCAACAGTATTTCTGGATGGGGTGAGGCTTGATCAGTGCTTTACTGCTGATGAGGAATTAGGTATTGCGGCTTGTTTTAAAACAGATGCAAATGGAAATCTAATTATATTGGGTGATGCATTTGATGAAATTGTGCTTAGTGGCGATGTTAAAATAGAGTTAAGCGAATGAAACTACAGCACCCTGAAGTACGCTATGAAGTAACCGACCTCTGCAACTCACACTGCATTATGTGTCCGAGAGAGAAGCACGACCGCGCTCACGGCATAATGGATCAATCAAAGTATGAGGCTAGCATTGATGAGATAGTTCGCTTAGGGGCTACTCAGGTCGTTCTAACAGGTTTCGGCGAGCCTTTATTAGATAAACGGCTTGAGGATAAGATTAAATACGCCAAATCCAAGGGGCTGAGGACGTACATTATCACCAATGCTTCAGCTATCACTAAGAATAGAGCGATGAGATTGATTTACGCGGGCCTTGATGAGATGCGGGTCAGCTTTTACGGCATGAAAAAGCAATCTTATGAGCTGGTTATGCAGGGTTTGGAGTATCAGCGAACGGTAGACAACATATTAGGGTTTATCGCGCTGAGGGATGCCTTAAAGTCTAAGACTAAAATTCAGATATCTTACATTGTACTGCCTGAAAACGAGCAGGATACTCAGGCATTTCAAGATTATTGGGAGCCAAAAGTAGACTTCATCGAGATATGGAAGCCCCATAACTTCGGTGATGGTAAGGATTATCGAGACCGGACGGCTAAGAAAGTGACTTGCGGCAGACCTAGAAACGGGCCTCTACAGATACAGTGGAACGGTGAGGTTATCCCCTGCTGTTATGACTACAATAACCAGATCATATTGGGGAACGCTTTTGAGCAGTCTATCTCTAGCATTCTGAAGGGGTCTAGATACGAAAAGCTAAGAATCCAGCACGATACCGGAGACTTCCCGCATTACTGCGATCAATGCGATCAATTATTAGAGCATTCCGATGCTTTGGTGTACTCGAATCGGCATGATTTATCCTCTGCGGATGCGGTAAAGCTGTCAAATACTGATCTTTACAACTTATCAGAGGGGAAGTCTTTTGATGAATGATCTGGTGAGAGACTTTGATAAGGGCTGGACGGGCGGTTTACCTGAGACTAAATGCGGCTATGGCTCTACCATGCGAGCAACCAGACAGCAGAGGGAGTGGATACCGGCGCAGATTGATAAATACAATATCAAGTCTATTGCTGATATCGGGGCTGGTGACTTAAATTGGATCAAGAAAACTCACCTTTCCAGCGATATTGAATACCAAGCCTATGACTTAGTGCCTCGCCAGCCAGAGATAAAGCTATTTGATCTGGTCAAAGAGATTCCTCCGGCTGTCGATATGATCATGTGCTTATGGGTACTCAACCACTTGCCTTTTGATGACGTGGTAAAGGCTATTGATAATCTTAAAAAGTCAGGCGCTAGGTATCTAATGATGACTGACCGCCCTACTCGCTATAACGATCAGCCCCTTGCTGTTCGGATGCCTTACATTGAAAAAATGAGTCTAAAAGTGAAGGATGATTCAATCATATTGATTGATCTGGAGATGCTATGAAGTGGCGCTGGCAGACTGTTAATGAGTGGATTGAGGGTAGAGACTACATTGTGGGCGCTGAGATTGGCGTGAAGGAAGGTCGATTTACTCGGTTTATGCTTGAGAATAACGATAATTTGACGATGTATGCTATCGACCCGTGGGAAAAGCAACCGGGAAAAGAGGAAGATTACCGGGAGTGGGATTGGACTGATATTTATACTGCATTCAGAGAACGCATGAAGCCCTTTCCAAATAGGGTTACAGAGATAATGGCTTATTCAAAAGAGGCCGCAGCGGTGATTGCAGACAACTCGCTAGACTTTGTTTTTATTGATGCACAGCATGACTTTCTTTCTGTGCGAGAGGACATTAAATTGTGGGAGCCTAAAGTAAAAAAGGGCGGGTTAATTTGCGGCCATGATTACTGCGACAAGTTCCCTGGCGTGGTTGCTGCGGTGCATGATCGGTTTAAGAATCCGATGAAAGGGGCTAACGATTGTTGGGGCCAATTTTTATGAATGATTTAACTGTTTTCTGCGTTTGCGTTGGCAATAAATACAATACGGCTTATGTCTACGCATTAAAGGCGATGGTTGAGGAGCATCTAACCATCCCGCACACGTTTAAATGTATTACCACGTCAAAGCTGCCGGGGATAATTACTGTTTTACCTTACGCCCCCTATCAGGGGTGGTGGTCAAAGCTGAATCTGTTTGCCCCTAGAATTTCCACAGGGCCAAGTATTTACCTGGATTTAGACGTGGTAATCACAGGCAATATTGACTATCTGGCCGATTATGTTGATACCTTTTCTGCCCCGGCTAATTGGGCGCAGTCAGGGCATGGCGGCATTCAATCTAGCGTTATGGTGTGGCCGGGTAACTGGAGCAAACCCTTTGATGCCTTCGATTATGCCTCAGATAGTGAGAAGCATTGGGGTGATCAGGAGTTTCTATGGGCATTGCTAGGGGATGAGTGGAACAAGATCGAGGGCGTTGGATCGTATAAATACCACGTCAGGCCCACGGGCGAGGTTCCTGAATGGATGAAGGTTTGTGCTTTTCACGGTAAACCAGACCCACATGAGGTATCAGACCAGTGCTTATCAAGATACACATCAACCCTGCGCTTACTCATCAACTCCAACATGGGCAAGTATTGCTCGCCGGGTTTAGAAAGCATGGGCTAAGGGCTGAGATTACCCATAACCCAAAAGAGGAGGCGGATATTCATGTTATATCGGGGCCACATTTCGCCAAACGCTATTGGCTTGATCATCCTAATACCATTCTGCTTGATCATTGTTACTATCTGGGCAATCCTGAGCATGTTTCGCTGGGGTGGATGAATAGCCGAGGGGGTAGAGACTTTATCGAAGGGGCGGGGAAAGAGCTTCCAGCGGTCTCAGATAACGCCACAGGGGATAAAAGCATTTTTCTTGCTGATTATAATGGGCCACTTGAGAAAGCTGATACAGTAAGGCTGCATCCTGTAGAGGGGAAATATGATAAAACCCTGCTAGAATCACTCCATGAACACCGATACGCGGTAGGATATAACACGACCGCGCTAGTTACGGCTGCGCTTGAAGGGCTTGAAGTTACTTGTTTGTCAAAAGAAAGTATAATGAGTCAGGAAAATTGGCTTAATTTGCTACCTTATGCAGATTGGCACTTGTCAGAAATAGAAAGCGGGGAGTTATGGTCACATCTACAGTCATTACGCAGCCTACCATAGAGCCGATTACGGTTGAGGAGGCTAAATTAGCGTTAGGCATTGAGCATGATGAGGACGATGTAAGGATTGAGGGGTATATTCAATCAGCCCGCATCTTTGCGGAGGACTTCTGCTCACTGAAGATAATGAGCCAAGTAATAGAAAACTCATACGATCATTGGCCTAGCACCGTTATTGCGCTTAATATCTGGCCGCTAATATCCATTGATTCAGTCAAATACGATGACACATCAAGCCCGGTAACAGAGCAAACCCTAACGGTTGATACTGACTATTACGCTGATACCACCACAGAAGGCGGGCGAGTTTCTGCTATTTCCGGTTGGTTTTCTCATGCTGCAAAACCTAATCCCATAAGAATTAGAATGACGGCGGGGTATGCTACCCAATCTGTCGTACCTGAAAGCCTTAAGAATGGCTTGAAAGCCTATGTTGTTTATCTGTATGAGCAAAACTGCGATATGCGCCAAGTCGCTAAGGATTTGCTTAGAGGTTCGCGCAGAAAACTATGAGCTGCAAGCCTAGCCTTTCTGGTCGCCTTCGCCATCGGATTACTGTGCAGAAATTGACACAGAGCCGAGGCTCTACGGGTGAGGTGTTGGAAACGTGGGAGCCTTACGCGACAGCCAGAGCAGCGGTTGAGCCTTTGATTGGTCGTGAATACTATCAGGCCATGCAGGAACAGAGCGAGAACAAGGTAAAATTTAGGGTTCGCTACAGTTCAGCCTTGAATAGCATTAATTCGAGGGATTACCGGATATCCTGGAATAATGAGATATACGATATCGCGTCCAAGATTAATCCATTT